GCGATATAAATCAACATAGAACGTCCGAAGTCTCGTAAACTGAAGTTGACTGAGCATCACTTACTGGGTCAGCCGTTCCCACTGCCATAGCTGAGGCGACTACGCCGTCGATACGACCTGTGGATTTTTTCTTGGTAAAAATACGGTTGTCTTTGGCATCGGCCTCAAGCACGGCGCTTGCGGCGTTCCACCTTAGGCATGGATTGGTTTTGATTCTGATCTCTTTGCTGGTGATCAGCTTTTCAAATAGCTCAATTGAGCGCGGCATCCAGAGGTTTGACTCTGATGCTTTGTAATAACCTTGCCCGTGTTTAACCAGCGGGATAAATACGTTTGCCTCGGCGAGTTCTGGCTCGAGGTAATGGATCCGGTATTGGTCAAAGCCGATGCTTTTTATCTCAAACAGTGCTGACATCTCGGCAATGCGTTCGGCCACAAAGCTGTAGTCAACTGCGTGGCCTGGTGGCGCGTGAATGTATCCTTGCCTTAGCCATGCCGAGTACGGGACGTTATCGGTGCGCTCGCGATCCAGTAGCGTGTCTTTTGGTGTCCAAAAGTCTACTAACAGCGTTTTTACTCGAGGGAAGTAAAGCGCTAAGGCGGTTAAGTCGCGGGTACCGGATAAGTCGAGTCCACCGTAGCATTCTTCGCCGTATAACTCGCTGATATCAAAATCATCTTCGCAATCCATCCATGTGTCGGCGGATAGCCAAGGAGAGGCACTATCTACCCACTGGCAGAAGTTTAAGCGCCGAACAATGCTCTCTTTTGCTGGCATGCCCTTGGCTTGGGTGACCTGTTCGCGCAGGTACTTATGCGTGAACGTATGCCCAAGTGATGGGTTTGCTTTTTGCCAGCAACTTTCGTCATTAATCGGGTCGTCACCTTCATCGAGCGAACAGATAAAGGCGAAGAAGGAATCATCGTCTTTGGTACCAGCACAAATGGCTTTGCCGTATTCGTGGTACGAGTAACAAACGCTGGTGCGGTCGTGGCCTGAGTTGGTGATCATGAAGATCAACGCTTGCTTGCGGCCTTTGGTACCCGCTCGCATCATCTCGACGACGTTGTTGTTTTTGTGTTCGTGTACTTCGTCAATCAGCGCCATGTGGGGACGCGGCCCTGATTGGCCGTTGTCGGAGCTGATTGGTCTAAAAAATGAGTTTTTAGCGAGATAGGCAAGGTTCCAAACGCTTTGCCCGGTACCCGATTTTTTTAATCTTGAACTTAACTGCGGCGATTGATTAACCATGGAAACCGCGTCGCGGAACAACACCATGGCCTGATCTTTTTTTGTGGCCGCTGCATAAATTTCGGCGGAGGCCTCACCATCTGCCACTAAACCGTAAAGCCCGATACCAGCGGCTAATGGGGATTTACCAGAGCCTTTGCCACTTTCGACATAGCACATGCGAAAACGGCGGGTCCCGTCGGCATCCTTCCAGCCAAACAGCGAGCCGACGATAAACGCTTGCCAGTCGAGCAGATTAAATGGCTTGCCTTCGTGATCGCCACCACTTAAGCGCAATACTTTTGGGAAAAAGCTGATTGCGCGGTTTGCGGCGGCTAAATCCCAAGTAAGACCACGTTCGTGACCTGTTTCTAAATCTTTTAAGTGCCGCTTACAGGCGTTGCGGATATCGGGGCCAGCGAGGAACTCCCCTGATGCGACTTGTTTTGCCCAACGAGTGACGCGATCTTCTACGTTATCCGAAGAATTCGTCGATCTCGTCTTTTTTCTTGTCGCCATCAGTTACCTGTACTTTGCTACGGGCCGATGGGGTTAGCCCAAATTCTACGAGATAGGCCTTAAATCGCCTGTCGGCATCGGCCAGCATTTGCACTGCTGGGTTTGCCTTCATTAGCATTTGCTCGACTTGAGTGGTTTCGCGGGTATCTTCGTCGATGTTTTCGCCGATGATTTTGATACTTTGGTACGTTCGGCCGTTTTGTTTTATTTCGTCCCTCAGGTCGAGGATTTCTGAGTAGACGTCGCATAACCGCTCAAGCGCCATACCGTCGGCCAGTGTGAGCACGCCCATGTCTTTAAGCAGTTTTGTTAGCTTTTTCCATGCTGCTTTGGCTCTTGGGCTGAGATATGCCGGCATTCGCGGGATCCCCGCTTCTAGCTTTGGCTCTTTTTTATTGAGAGGCCTCTTACCGGGGTTTCCTGTAACGAGCTTGAGCGCGGTTGGCGTGGTTTTTCGTCCTACTGCCACGTTTTACCTCACTACTTGTTCCAATGGTGATTTGGGTCTGTTGGCTTGCCGCTTTCGTCTGCGCCAAGCTTTACCCCTCTGTTCTCCATTATTTTTTTGGTGCTATCGTGGCAAGTCTTGCACAGCGGTTGCCAGTTGTTGGTATCCCAAAATAGGGTTGTGTCGCCTTTGTGTGGGATCTTGTGGTCCACTACTGTTGCGGCGGTGATAATGCCTTTTTGCTCGCAGAAGCAGCACAGCGGATTGCGCTTTAAGAAGGTTTCACGGGCTTTTTGCCAGCGTCCACCATAACCACGTTCGGCGGTTTTGCGTTTGTCATCGCGCCAGCTTGGTTGGCTCATAGTTCACCGGAGCCGTCCAGATAGATTGAAGAGCCATCTTGCTGATCGTCTTCGGTAGCCATCATCTGATCGACAATATCCAGATTACTGTTAACCAGTTGGCTAATTGCATTGGTTTGGGCGGTAATGGCGGCGGTTAGCGCTTGCATCGACTCAATTAAATCGGCTTGCTTGCTTTGCTTAATAACTGGCGGCTTGGTTTTACCTTGAAATGTTGGGTATGCGGCGTTTAATGCGGTTACCTCTACCCAATCCGCAGGAACCAGTGGCACTAATGTTGTTTGACTATTGCCAATATCAGACTCGACAGCAGGCACAGAAACGATTGAACCATTGAAGATAACGACAACTTTACTCATTGCTATCGTCCATATTGATTACGTTTAGGTTGCCAGCTTTGATCGCGGCCATTCTGGCTTCGTGAAATTCGCGGTTTTGCCGTTTCTTTTCTCTTGAGAGGCGATATTGAACAACGAATAAAACGATTGTTGATGCGATACCGAGCAATAACGCAATCTTATCTAGTGATAGAAAACCGCCAATTGCCGTAGAGATTGAAGCGATATAGCTCCCAGTTGTCGTTGCTTTATCCATAATTGGCGCCAAGGGTTTGATATTCATTGTTAGCCTCCGATCACTCGGCAGACAGTTTCGACTTTTGCTCGTTAATCCAATTCTCTAGTGACAACCAATCGAGGTCGCACAGAGAAATGACTTTCATCAACGAGTTGGTGTATTCAGAAAGATCTTGGTTTTTCTTGCTGGAATACGGCGGAACGATGCACTGGCCGATCAGTTCCTTGGGCGGAAAAACATACTGAATCTTGGTTACGGTAACGGTTCGCACATCTGGCGGACTGCTCGAGCACGCTGTTAACAGCATCAGGGATAATAGTAGCGCCCCAAGATAGCGTTTTTTCATCGCTGGACCTTTCGAATACCTGAGTTAACTCTTTTGTGGATTGCTCAAATTCGCGCTTAATCTCATTTCGTGACTTTTCACGATCGCTCAAGGCCTTGGCCAACAAGGCAAGATTGCCGAGCAAGGTTTGTTTGTCTTTTTCTGCATTTTCGAGTGATGAAGTCACCGAGGATAAATTTTTTTGCAGCTCGGAACGGGCAAGCTCCGATTTATCCAAATTCGCATTTAATAGCGCAATTTGCCCCTTATTGATCACAAAAAAGGCCGTGAATACGCCTATCAAAACAATCAGCAAAACGATAAGTAAGGCAATGATTTTACTTGATAATGTTGAAAGCATTTTTATTGCCTAAATTCGCCAGAAAAAAAGGTCTCATTTCGCGGTTTTGCACGCGATTGCCCCCGAATGGTCAGTTAGGCAAAAGCCCTGAAGTTTTGACCCTCCCCACCACTTGCCACAAGTGATTGATATTAAAGGCATTTATCACCATTCACTTGAGAGCATCGAGGCAGTCGCGGTGCCGCTGCTGCGCCCGCAGCCACACGCCATAGCAGCGCTTGTTGCCAGGCGTTGAACAGTCATAACCTGCGACGGTGCGATACTGCGGCAGCAGCAACGACTCACATGATTGTTTGTATTCACCTTGGATAAGATATTCACGCATCGGTGATGATAACCAACGGCCAATGCCGTATTGATACGTCCAATCGATGTACAAATCGTAAGATGCTTGGTTAAGTTCAACATTAGGCAGGCTAGCGCGAAAGCGTTGCTCATCCTTATCGATATGCGCTTTAGTGGTTTTAAGTGCGTTAATGGGTGTGGTGGTTTCGCCTAGCTTTACTGGCCGTCCATCAGCGTGATAAGTGGACCCAAAACCCAATGTAGGCCGATCACCTTTGACAGGAATCTCTGCGACTGGCGACCACCCCTCATATGAAACCAAGGTGATCAGTGCTGCAGCTGATAAGCTCAGGCCTGTGACTAATACCTTGTTGCGCATGACCAACCCCAAAACAAAAAGCCCCGGCGCTGGCCGAGGCTTGGATAAACTAAAAGGTACAGATAGCAAAAAGCCACCTTTCTGGTGGCTTTAGATGGTATAACCCGCATTGTTATATAACGATATTAGATTTACGGCTACAGGTCAACAAATGTTGATTAGAACAGTTTAAGATTTAAAACTTATACCCAGCTCCAGACCACTCCAGCCGATACGGTCTTATTATCTGGTCAATTTTACTTATTGCCGATTCAAAATCACTTTCTATGAATGTAGCATTTTTTAATTCATGCCTGTTCTTCCATTGTTCAAACTCGTGTTGATCCACTTGTAAGCCAAAGTAATAAATCATTGCATTGCTTTCAGCTAAAATAGACCATATGTGTATATCGACCTCATGAACTCTAACTCCAAAAATCAATATATGAGTAGATGTTTGAACCGTTTTTAACCAAAACTCATACTGTTTCTTCACATAGCTAGGGCATGTTCTTACAGCTTTCCCTTCAGCGAACATTGCTATCGCAGGTGATAAGCTGTTTTCTGTCCTACATCTTAGTAAAGTTTCTGTTTGATTTAATGGTTTTACTTGAGATTCAAAATCTGCTTCAACACCGCCATAAATAACACACTGGTCAAACGTATTACCATTTAAGTAAGGCCAAAAATTACTAGAACCATGAATTTTCAACATTCTAACAAACCCATTTATATGTTTATCACTATAATTAGTGCTAAATCCAAGTATTCCAGCTGAAAGTTCAAACAGTAAGTCATAGTTAAGACTTGAATATATTACGTTTCTGGTTCCAAGTTTATTTATTAGCTTTACATATATATTTTTTTTACCTGGCTTGAATTGTGCTAGATACATACTTAGTTCACGTTGAAATGGGGTGATATAACCATTCATATAGTGGAAATATTCTTTCATTCCAACTTCAAAGTTCTCTTTAAACTTCGTACTTATCTCACTTGGAATCAAAGAGGCAACTCCCCCCATTTTTCTTAGTTCCGCATACAGGTTCGGACCTGTAGGTGGGGGATAAGGAGTAACATCAAAACTTCCACGACTCGCCCCTGCCCCTAATAAAACTAGTGTTGTCATTTGATCTCCAAGTGTTTTATGCTGTCTAACATCTTACCAAAGGCAAACAGTCCCACTTAGTAGTGTACTGCGGACTAAGCAGCTCTCGGCGCATAGCCCACTTTTGTTCGATTCCCTGTGCAGCTAAGAACAGCGTATCGCGGCCATACCTTAAGTTAATGCCATCAAGCGCTTGCATCAAAGCAGGATTGGCTTTTGGCGCATTAAATAAGTCGAATTGCTGATGCTTGTCACAAACGAGGTTGATGAGGCCCACTCCGATTTTGTAGTAGCGCACTCCTTCTCTGAATAATTTTGGTGCAGCAGATGACACAGCCTGCGTCATTTCGACCGTGCTATTTGTAGCACATGGGAAATGGATAACCGTTTTATAGCTAATAGGTTTATCATCAAAAGGCGAATTACTGGCGAAAAGAAGCATCGATTTGCAACTAGATCCTTGTGCCCTCGCCTTCACTGCAGCAATGCCGACATGCTTACTTAATGCTTGCAGTAAAGCGTGAAAATCGGTAATCCGCTCACCTACTGAACGCGTCGAGAAAATCTGCTGTTTATCTGCTCTAGCCTGATCCCATTGTTTGCACTCGATGCCATTTAACTCACGAACAGTACGCTCTATTTCAACACTAAATTGCTTACGAGCAAGCCCGGCAGGCATCATAGCAAGGTCGTAGGCAGTTTTAATATTCATCAACTCAAGCTTTTTACTAATACGGCGACCAATTCCCCAAACATCGCCGGCACACAGTTGCTTAAGGATTGCAATCCTTTCTGCCTCATTCTCAATTAAACAGACACCATCATAACCAGGTAATTTCTTTGCGGCATGGTTTGCCACTTTTGCTAGGGTAAGCGTTGGCCCAATACCAACACAAACGGGCAAACGAGCCTCTTGCCACACTGCCCTGCGGATTTGCATACCTTGCTCTTTCAAGCATTTGATTGCTGGATAGCAGTGCTTAAAAGAAAGGAATGATTCATCAATCGAATACACATGCTGTTCTGGCGCAAAGCGACCAATGACCTCCATCATCTTTGAAGATAAATCGGCATAAAGCTCGTAGTTACTCGAACATGCTATAACGCCAAGCTTTGCGCACTGGTCTTTTACTTGGAAATAAGGCGCAAATTTAGGGATACCAGCCTCTTTAGCCTGACGGTTAGCAGCTACTATGCAACCATCATTATTACTTAAAACAATGATCGGCTTACCGCGCCAATCCGGCCTGAAAACTTGCTCAGCAGAGCAATAAAACGAGTTCGCATCCACTAAGGCGTACATAGTCTTTTGCTCAGCAATGGTGATTTTACGTGCATCCTGATAGAGCGGATAACAACGCCTTCTATTCGAAAATTATCATAATCGTGGATAGCAACCGCCTGATATTGCTCATTTGATGACAGCAACATCTTATGAGTCTTATCAAGGATCTTGCAGACAAACTCATTATTTAACTGAGCGACCACAACCGCACCATTCGCCGCTTTGAAATGTCGATCAACGATAAGCAAATCGCCATCAAAAATACCTTCTCCCTGCATTGAGTCTCCTTGCGCCATGGCAATAAATGTTGAACTCGGATGCAACACCAATAGTTCATCTAGGTCGAGTCCTAGCTGCCGGTATTCTTCTGCAGGGCTTTCAAAGCCACTAATTCCTGCTTGAGCAGGCACTGGAATTATGGGATAAACACGCATAGCGCCACCAATACTGTATATAAACACAGTAATTATAACGATCGCTATGCTGTTATCAAATATTTGATGCGTTAGTTATCAGTTAACTGATTTGCAGGTGATGAAGATAGCGTGAAACCTAGCCAGCCTTTTGCCCTACGACAATCAAACTATCTGTATATGAGTAACCATATGCAAATGGATATGCATCTTTACCCAACAATGATGAGTAAACTTCGGAGTGGTACTTTCCTGAAGTGATTGGAACTATTTCTTTAAGCATATATCCAGCATTTGTTAGCTCAGTTAGAGCACGCTCCAAATCACTAGATAAACGTTCACTATCGACTTCACAGTCAGAGTATTGAGTGATCTTGGCGAGTTCCGCGACGGCTACTTTCTTGTTTGTCCAAGGGTCGTTTATCTGCGCACTTTTATCTAAGTCTTTATAAACAGGATGATCCCCTTCAGGCCCAATTTTTTTAAAAAATGCTTTTACGTGTAAAACCTTATGCTCCATAGGTACGCCCTTACAATACATCAATTATCGATAAATTTGACCCAGCCAACCTAGTTAACAGCATGCACATAGTCAATAACAATCAAAATTTATTCGCTGGCATTAAGAATCAATTTCTATAGGTACTTGTTCAGGATGGTGTAGCAATGGCTCAAGCTGAATGCTATCGGATTTGTACCAGAAGTCGAGATCTGATGGTGCAATCAATAGCGGCATTCGGTTGTGATATTGGCTGAATTGTACTGTTGGCGCCGTGGTGAGGGTAACCAGTTGGGCACCATCATTGGAAGGGAATAAGATCCCCGCCATATACAGTGGCTGTTCCTCTGCATGACTAAACAAGTATTTTTGCTTTCGCTTACCACCTTCATCACGCCACTCATACCATCCAGAGCATGGAACAACACAGCGATGGTGAGCAAACGCATTAGCGAAGGTCTTCTTTTCTCTAACGGTTTCAGCTTGGGCATTGATTAGCAGAGACTTAGACCAATTAGGTTTAATGCCCCAGGTGCAGTTAATTGAAGCAAGTTGATCATTGACCAGCCCTATAACAGTGACTTGTTCTGTCGGCCTTAGGTCTAAATTCGTTTGAGGATGGAATGGAACACCAACTTGTGCTGAAACTCGATCAGCCAATGCCATGCCGTCAATAGTTAAGCGTCCGCACATGGTAATTTGTCGTTCCGACGTATGCTAATTAAATAAGCTGACGAAAAAGCAATCTAACCACATATAACCCCTTCAACATTGTGATGGGAACCAACTGTTACAATTACAAGCTTCTCAATCCTATTTAACTTATCTTTATGCTCTTCTTGAAAAGACTTGTACCAAGATAAAACTGATTCACAAACATCTTGGCAGAAATTGATAACATTCAACTGAAGTGTATTATTTATTTGGTTGCAATGGGTAGAACCGACAGTAAAGCGAAATCTTTCAAGTACCTTTCTAGCTGATTGATCTTTTATCTCACTAGCTCCTTCATGCAACATAGCACAACGCAGTGCATATAAATCATTTCCATTGAGGAATGGATGAATCCTACCTCCTGCCATTCTTTTCCTATATTTATCAGCCATGTAAGTGTCATACCATGCAATAAACTTTGTTCGATTAGATTTTCCATCTTCCGATTCAAGACGTGCGCAAATATCTGGAAGTGTCAACGCCAAATATAATGCAGAGTACCAATTTTGAGTTGCTAATGAATTTTGAACAGCCGCGATAAATCGTTCCATGTTTCAACACTCCATTATGTTAAACGTTAAACCAATTTCAATATAAAACTAACATATTGCAAGTAACTAAAAAAGTAGACTTTTGTATATAATATTAACCACTTCACAAGTTAAAATAACCACTAAAACATTGAATAACAAATTTTTTATAAATATTTGAAAAATCGTCATCTTATGATTATCTTGTTCATTAACCAACTAAATTGAACAGCAAGGACGGCACAATGGCAGATATGATCTCTTCGATAGCAACAGCATTTACCTTAGCAACTCGCCTGAAGGAGATAAGTAAAAATTTAGAAGGTGCTGAATTCAAAAACTTATTAGCAGATCTAAGTATTGAACTAGCTGATGCAAAACTAAAAATGGCAGACTTAATCAGTGAGAATATCGAACTGAAACAAAAGATTGCAGAAATAACTAGTGCAGTAGGTGAAACATGCCCTTCATGCAAAAACAGATCATTTAAACTTATATCTTCAAAACCACACAAGACCTTTGGAAGGCTCGGAGTTATGGAAAGAATGTACGAGTGTTCTACATGTGGTTTTAAGGAGCCAAGGACGATTGAAAGTTAAATCTGATAATTGTTAATTTGATGAAACGAAAGCTGAAATATCAGATAGGAATATGGGATCCTGAAACCATGGATGGTTGGCCTTGGCATTTCCATTATGAGGATGGTAGATACCTGTCAGAAAAACGTAGAGTTTGTAACGTATATAGAGCTGCTACTTTCAATTCTCCGTTAGAAGCCAGAGAATTTTATACCACTTGGAAGCATCATCTTAAGTACCGAATGGAGCTAATTGAATACAGTTTTTTTGAGAGTTGAACAGTGATCTGCTTAGCTAACTTTCGTTAAATGCAGAAATACATCTTCCTCTTTTGAAGATGCATAAATTGCCTTGCAAGCCATTCCCCACAAGGCTTTAAGCTGTTTTGCTAATATTTTCCATCTTGAAACTGTCTTGACTTAATCGCTCTGCAAATAGATGGTGTATCGACAGCAAATGCTTATGCCATAGCTCGATAGCCTCACGTTTTTGGTCAGCTAAATAGGTGTGAATATAGGCTTGGTCTAGCTTGGTCATGGAGTGGTTTAGCATCTGTTCGGCCACCATGTAATCGATACCCAAATCAGCCCAACATGAGCGAGCCAGTTTGCGTAAATCGTGGGCCGTCCATTCACCACCACTGACCTGTTTAACCAAGCTATTGGCACCACGCTCATCTAAACCAGTGTTACGGCAAGGATGCGGAAATAAGTACCCGCCGCGATAACCTGCAGCAGCTTGCATGGACTTATGCCAGCGCAATACATCGGCCATCAGGCCTGAGATAGGGATAGTCAGTTGAGCATGGGTTTTTGTGATATTCGCGGGGATCACCAACTTAGCATTGGGTTCGTCGTAATAGCTCCACTTAAGCAAGCGTGTTTCGCCAATGCGGGTACCGTAAGCCAACATAATAAACACCAGCAACGCAGCACTATCACTGGCGGTATCAAGGTCACTAAGCAGCTTAGGCAAATCCGTTGCCTGCAGTTGAGGCGGTTTGGTGGCAATTGGCGTAGCGATAAAATCCGTAAAACTTAACGATGCCAACGGATCATCGCTTATCAACTTAAGCACCGTCGCTTGCTTAAATGCCTTGCGCAGCACAGCGTAATACTGGCGAACACTGCCAATAGAATAACGCGCCTGCAGGGGCCAAATTAATAGCTCATCGACTTTATGATGATTGAGCTCACTCAGCATCACCTCACCTAGCACCGGCAATAAGTGCTTAACGATGGTGCATTTAATATTGCGGCGCCGTTTAATCGATAAGCTTGTATCCGCCTGTGACCGGGTTAAATACCAATTCAGCAAGCCACCACAACTTAACCAGGTATTCACCTTCACGCTTTGATCTTGCCGATGCTGAATGCTCAATGTGGGCAAGTCATCGATGATCGCCTTAGCACTCACCAGCGGCCAATTAGCCACCTTTGACCAATTCGCCTTGCCCTCTTTGTTGGTGACTAAATACCAACTGCCACGACTGCGCGAACTGCCAAGGCGCAACCGTAGCGGATAACGTGGGTCCCTAATCTCGGTAATCGATTCATCTGCAACAGCCCGTTTAATGGCGGCATCACTTAAGGCAATACAGGCTATGGCCATCAGTCGCACCTCAGGTTAGTGCGGCAGTCGGCGTAAAAATACTCAACCGAGATCGCCTCTTTATCAGCAGCTGATAACCCCACCTTAAACAGTGCAGCGGTCAGTTTTTCAATCAACTCAAACTCAGACAATATCAACGCTTGCTGCAGCTTAATCAGCTCGCCATTCGCCGTTAAATCCACGCCAGAACCGCCGCATTTATCGCACGGGTACAGCTCGAACATCGGCTTAACTTTGCCAACACCACGGCAGGTATTGCACTTAGGCAACGCATTAATCTGCTGATGGATGGCCGTTTTAGTACTCACCAAAGCCTTGTACTCAGGCGTTGAAAGCACCTGCTGCTTGCAGTGCAAATCAAACCGCTCATTAATAGATGACTGCGTTGCTAACACCGACATTAAACGCTTATTTATCCGCTCTAATGGCTCAATCCGGTGATAATCCTCATTACCAATCGGCAAGTGGTCATCGAGTTCATTGCAGATCACCCTTACCGCCGCTTCAACACCACAGGCCAGATCAACTGAGCCCATAGACTCGAGTTGCTCTGCCTCCGCTTTAAGCCGTTTAACTAAATCGCTTACCGTTTCAATCATTGGGACAAAGCCTTTTTTCCATATCGCTGTTATGCGCCTTTATCGCGCTTACACACTCTTCAACGCTTTCAAATTGATAGACAAATTCACGGCTACGACCTTGATCATGTGAATAAAAGTGAGCAAATGCGGTTCTGCGCTCTATACGGCTTACTAATTCAATATCTTGCTTGCTCCAACGCCGAGTTGTTCTTGTTTCAAGTACTCTGCCTTGAGTCCATGCCACGTCTTTAAATTTTTCTCTGTTGTCAGGTGCTTTCATCAACCCGCTAGCCCCATTTCTTCGCCAACCATTCGCAGTACTTTTTTAGCAAAGCGAGCGGCATCATGTTCGTGCTGATGCAGAGCATCTACACCGTCCATATACTTATCGCAAAAATGCTGGCTAAATTGCTCTGGCGTGATCTTGGTGCCACTTAAATCACAAAACGATTTAGTCAGCTGCTCAACGGTATTCAACATCTTCCCGGTACCGCTGCAGTGCTTGCACTCGCCATTGCGGTGATAGTTGAGTTTTGTTCCCTTACACTTAGGACAAACGCGGGTACCGCACACTTCATTCACGGCCAGTTTTGCCAAGGCCGAAGCGGCTACTGGCCTAAAATCCACTTCATACTGCTTACATAGCGCTTTAACCAGTGCATCCTCGGCATCTACATCGCCGCAAATGGTAGCCTCTAACACTTTCACCCCAACGGGGAACTTACCCTGTACCTGTGCAACAACACCCATAGCATCCTCCTTACTAAAAACCCCTTTACCACCCGCCGCACCAGTCGATAACCCGCGTGGAGATAGCAGCTCAAACAAGCGCTCAATTGAAATCATTTATCTGCCATCTCCTTGGTGGTTAGCTGCAGCACGGGCAGCGGAATTAATAATGCTCAGTGCCATGCTTGATACACGGCTTTCGGCCGACTCAAGCGGATCTTGGCGCGATACAGTGCTTGTTGGCTTACGCTCTGGATGCTTGCGCAGCAATCCACGGGCACTTAGCGCATCGCCTAAGGTTTGGTTGCCAACTTTAGCTTGGCGTGAGGCCGCAAAAATCGTGGCGCCAGCTACATACAAGGCAATCGCTTGCTCCAAGTTGGCGGCGCTCTTTTCGGCCGTTTTCCGCAGTAAATCGCGCTCTCTTAATACTTTTGATAGCGCCGTCTTGCATACGCCTGTTTTGGCAGCAGCGTTAAAAACAGATAAGTTTTCATCAACATAAAGCTTGATGGCCTTTTCAAATTTCTCGCTGAGCTTTTTGGGCTCCTTGCGCAATAACCCGCGATCCTTTAACTCTTTTGTGAGTTTTTTACGGCACACAGGCGCAGCGGCTGAACTCTCTAAAAGCGTCATCTTTTGGTTTACATACAACTCAACACCACGCGCTAAACGCTCAGCTAATGGGGCTTTTAACGGCATAAATCCCCCTTACCAAACAAGGCGATTAACGCAGCATCGCGGGTATCGGCATTGCTGCGGCCAGTCCAGCCGGTGATCTTGTTAAAATACACACTGCTATCCTTGGCCTGTTTAACAGGGCCACGCAGCGGTTTAACTAAGGTCACGGTAATCCCTTTGTCCTCGAGTACTTCTTTAATCAATCTGGCTGTGGCTTTCACTTTGCCCAAGTCCTCGGCCTTGCTCATATTGATCTTAAATTCACTACCGCCTTGGCTTGGGGCATGGCCAACGTAGGCAAGCAATGGGTTTTTGCCTTTGGCAGTCCGCTTTAACTTGCTGGCGAATACTGGCTTTTTGTTATCCACATCTTCGAGCAAGACTTCAATTCGAGTTCCTGTTAAGTCATTTGCCATTTTTGTTAAAACGACATAATTGATTAATTCACTGAATGTCATGCTTTTTAAGCCTTCAATTTTTCCATTTCTTACTTGCGCTACGCCGCTTTTAGTGAGATCAGGATCAATACCAATACGAATCACACCGACACCCCTCTAAACCGCTTTGACTGCCTTACTAAAAACTGATTAGCCTGTTTACGCGCAGCTGGCCCACCTTGAGCAAATATCCTTTCGTACTCGATACAAACGGAATGCTTAAACTCAGCAGGGATCACCGACATATGCTTTTCAATCTTCTCCATGTCCGACTCACCACCGCGGCAATGCCACATTTGCGGCAGTTCACGTTCGCGCAATAATCCTTGGGCCCGTAAGTCAGCGGCGCTTGTCTTAACCGGCACAAACAACACCGCATCGTTAACCGCCTCTTGCACGACTTGGATAGCTGATGAATCGATGGCCCCAGGCGCCACAATCGCGCTATAAAAATCGGGCGCATCATCGGGAAGGTGTTTAATTGCCAGAGCCATTGGCAGTCCTTAGCCCAAACTTTTGGCGCAAATCAGCGATAATCGAGCAAGCCTTTTGTGATTCAACTGGCTTGTTTACCGGGGCCGCCAGCGCCTTAGGGATACAGGCATCAAAGCTTTCCCCCTTCACCGCACGGCGGCACATCACCTCGTAGTTGCGTTTAAACAAGGGCCATGTTTGCTGCTCAGTACGGTTTTGCAGCTCATACCAACCTGTTTCACGGCCAGCGGCAAACACCGCACCATGGCTCCACTTGTGCTCACTCGGCCAGCGACCATGGGCGCAACACTCGCGGTAAGCCTGTTCAGCGTTAGGTAAACCCAGTTGTTCAGGTGTAGGCGTACACATAGCAACGAACTCTGCTGGGTTAACGCTCCATGGCGCAGTTGCAGCACGTTGTTTAAAGGCCTCAATGCCAATCATCACCTCACTCACGCTCAAGCCAGCCTCACCGATTTGCTTAACAAACTCCTGTACTACACTGCCAAGCTCAGCACCAAAGCGATTGCTAAAATCACGGCTGTACAGGTTCATAGTCGGCATCAATTGTGTTGCCACCACTGCGGTGATCTGCTGAATGCTCGAGCTGCTCTGCCATTTCCCGTAGTTCGCGGAATACTCGTGCTGTGGAGTGTTCATAGCGTGCAGGGTTTGCGGTATCAGTTGCTGTATTGGCTTCATGTGATGATCTCGCTAGCAGTTTGGCGTTTAGTTTGTCCC